TCTCTTAATCGCATTTTTAACGTCCTGGTACCCACGTAGTAGGAACAATCTTTATATTACCATATTTATGATGTTTTTGTGCATAGCGAACATGTCCTTCGCTATTAGTGTCCCAAATTTCTTTACGAGGTTGTTGCCTAATTCCAGCGTCTATTTGATCTTTCATATTTCTAATACCTTTTATTAGGAAAAATATAGCATCAAGTCCGCCTGGATGTTCTTGTATCATGTTTATGATGTGTTGTTGTTTCTTAGCACTAACACCTTTTGATTGCATCCAATCAATAAATGTTTTTCCACTAATACTTTCAAAATTTTGTTTTCCTTGAGCATGTAGATTACTCATTTGATTAAAGAACGGATAGAAAATGCCATTCTTATCTGGATCGGGTAAACTTCCTAAGAAGTTATCAATAGCAGATCCGTGTTGTTCTACATATTGCATCATAGAGTCTATAGGACTAGTGTCAACTTCGGGTGCTGTATCTGTATAAATTGGACCTTGAACAATCAAACCTGCTGTTTGATTAAACATTTCGAAATCGTCCATCGGTTGTTGTTCTCTGTCTGGAGCACCAAAGGAATCGAACGTAGCATGTCCAACAACCATAACTTGTGCTTTGGCAATTCGTTGGCCCAGTTCACTGCCTGCATCTACATGATAGCAAGTCTTTGAAATAGGATTAGGACAAAATGTCCAAATACCTTGAGGATATTCTTTAGTTGGTTTTTCTAATTGTTTAGGATTATTTGGTTCGACGCCAAATAAATTATCTGCATACACAAACCCAACAAAGTTTTTTGGTGTTGCAGCATCGAACAATGGATAAAGATTTGCAAAATTTGTGGCAAATTGTTGACGTTGTTTTTGTTCTTCTGGAGTTTTTACTTTACCGCTTTGATTTGCAATAAAGTCATATACATCGTGTTGACTTGTTGCTTTTACTCCGCGACTCCACTGATTGTGTCCGGCTAGTATTAAAGGTCCGTTTTTCTTTTCACGACCCCAATAGACTTGCGGGTTACCGTCCCATTTGCGTCTAACAGTTGTACCGCCTTCTTTTTCTTCTGCTATTTCTTTAAAATGTGTAAGGGCTTCCAATGTTCCGGCACTACCTTTAAAAAATACTAAATGTTCTGGGTGATTAAACGGTCGGCCGTATTTTTCCATGCTGTCATCTTCAGCAGGTGCCTTTGCCTCATTAAAGAACAATTCTCTAAGTAACACAATTAATCCTTATATTTGCCTTCGTCGTAATCTTTGCGGAAATCGTTATATAGTTTTTTACAAACTTCTAAACATTGCTCTTCATCAAGTGTATCTGGCAATTGACGTATGGGGAACTTTTTAATATAGTGTTTGTAGCTTTCTTCAACTGCTGCTTTGAAAATTTTAGGATCTAATTGCTTTTTAGCTTTTAATCCTTCAACACAATTTACTACACGAGGAAACATGATCTTGCGATATATGTCATCATCATTGTGCATATAAAAAGCAAGGTCTTCTATTAGATCATAGTTGATACCTGTGCCTTCTTCATCCTGCTTGATGAACTCTAAATCATTGAATTTTTTACCTTCTAATAGTTCTCTAATACGCATTTTTAAGCCCGTTATTAATAGTCACACTGATTCTGTGCGGATATACTATTTATCGTATGCGGGTTTATAAGATTACGCTTTGATTATGCGCTCAACCTTGTTTATTGAGCCGCCTAAGTGCATTTTTGTTAACAGTAAGTTGTTTTCGCCCGTGACGTAGAAGTATGTACCGCCCCAACTACGATCTCTCAAAAGCTCCCGCTTACAAGTTTTTGTCAGCTTGACTTTAGTATTCTTTTCAGCCCAATCTACAAATGCACTATGTTCACGATCTGTTTTACTCAGGGTAATTTTAAAATCGTAATTTATCTTGGGTAAAATAATTGTATTTTCCTCTAGGGTAGTTTTATCTGGAGGAACACACACATACTTGACTTTTTCCTTGTCAATTTTAATTAAACTGTCAACATTTGATTTATCATTAGTATAGATAGTAACCCATGGGCTTTCAACCCTAACTTCTAAGTTTTGTAATTTACTAAGTTGATGTTGTAGTTTAAAAGCATAGTTCAAGTCGTCTTCAGTCTTTATTGATTTAGAATGCCAGTGATTTTGCGTAGATAAGTCAATCTTTTTAAGATTTTCAAGAGTACCACGCCAATCACCTCCGCGGAACCAGCTGGCGCCAGCACAAGTTAAAACTAACTTGTACTGGTACTGTCCTCTAAATAATCTTTTAGTTGTCTTGAACTGCATCTTCTATTTTAATTTCTGTCGAAAGCAACGGAACCTTAGGTGTTTTTGCTTTAACTGACAGCACTATATTATCATTTTCGGCTGTAATTGATAACCATCCGCCGTTTTTTAAATCACCAAATAGCATCAATTTAGCAAGGTCACGTTTAATTTCTTTGTCAATGACACGTTGTAACGGGCGAGCACCCATCTTGTTGTCAAAGCCTTTTTCAATTAACCATTCAATTGCATTCTTATCTGCCTTAATACGAATACCTTTTTCTTTAACTTGTTCTCTTAGCTCATCGATAAACTTGTTAACAACTTTGACCATAGTTTCTTTGCCAAGTTTGTTAAAGGTAATAATACCGTCTAAGCGATTTCGGAATTCAGGAGTGAAGAATTTATTAAGCTCTTTATCGCTATATTCTTTTTGTTGGCTACCGAAACCAATCGCATTCTTATCTGCTTCAGTTGCACCAGCATTAGTTGTAAGGATTAGGACTAACTGGCGGCAGTCAGCACGTTTACCATTTGAACCAGTGATAAATCCGTTATCCATCATTTGTAGCAACACAGTTGATACATCTGGGTGTGACTTTTCAACTTCGTCGAACAACAGAACTGCATTTGGATTTTCTTGGATACTTGTAATAAGCTGACCGGCATTTTCTTCAAAACCAACATATCCGGGAGGACTTCCAATCAATTTACTGATGCTGTGTTTCTCTTGATATTCACTCATATCAAAACGCAATAACTTAACACCTAAATGTTTAGCAAGAGCTTTAGCAGTTTCAGTTTTACCACATCCAGTTGGGCCCATGAATACAAAACTTCCGATAGGTTTGTTTTCAGGTTTTAATCCTGCTTGTGCGACCATAATCTTGTCAACTACTTCAGTAATAGCAAGGTTCTGTCCAAACACTTCTTCTTCAAGTTTTGTTTGTAGTGTTGAAAGATTATGACTTTCTGTTTCTGCTACAACTTCTTCTGGAATTTGTACAACTTTAGAAAGTTCGTATTGAATTTCTCTTTCTGTTACAATACGTTCGTCGGCTAATTTTAGATTAAAACGACTGCATGCCAAGTCAATTAAATCGATAGCCTTGTCGGGTAACTTTTTATCAGACTGATATTTAACGCTGAGTTTAATTGCAGCTTGAAGTGCATCATCTTTAATTTTAACATTATGGAATCCCTCGTAGTATTTTTTAAGTCCTTTAAGGATTTGTAATGTTACTTCTTGTGTTGGCTCGTCAATAGTAATTCGTTGGAATCGGCGCATTAGCGCACGATCCTTTTCAAAGTGTTTACGATATTCTTCCCAAGTTGTTGATGCAATAACTTTGATATTGCCTTTTGACAACGCAGGCTTCATCATATTGGCAAGGTCATTTGCACTATTACTTGCAGATCCAGCACCACTAATCATATGTGCTTCGTCAATAAACAGTATTGTTTTGCCTTTTTTAGACAGTCCTTTGAGAACTAGTTTAAATCTTTCTTCAAAGTCACCACGATATTTACTACCAGCAAGCATGGCACTAATATCTAGATTATAAACTGTATATTCTTTTAGAAAATCTGGAATAGCACCTTTGACAATATTAAATGCCAAACCTTCTGCAATAGCAGTTTTACCTACTCCAGGATCGCCTACTAAAATTACATTATTTTTACTACGACGACCCATTGCCAGTGCAATGTTTTCAAGTTCGTCAATGCGGCCAATAACTGGATCGATTTTGTTTTTCTTAACTTGCTCGTTCAAGTTAGTTGTGAAAGCAGACAATGCTCTGCTAGAGCCGCTTTCTTGTTCTTGTTCTTCTTCTTCGTCGATTGCATTGTTAAGATAATCTGCAAACTTATCTTTGTCAATCTCTGCCTGAGCAATATAAAAATACGCCCAACTGCGTTTTTCGCCCATCATAGCAATAAACACATCTGCTGGTTCAATACGTTGTCTACCATTAAACAAGACTTGTGTGAATGCACGATTCAGAACACGTTCGACGCTTTGTGTTTTCTTAGGCTTTACAACAACATCGGGTGTTGTGATTTCTTCGCATTTATTTTGCAAATAGTCCGCAAGATTTTTTCTAAATTCGTCAACTCGGGCACCATAACCTATTAATGTCTTACTAAACGTTTCTTCCATCAACATTGCTAACAGAAGATGCTCGATAGTAAGATATTCGTGATGCAATTTTTTTGCAGTTTCGATTGCTTTTTCAAAAACTGCTTGTAGGTTATCACTTGGTTCTACCATTTATTTTTCCTTTGTTTTTTACGGGCTAAAATTAATTTCATTTGGCTAACTTTTTCTGTAAAAACTACACCGTTTAAATGGTCTAATTCGTGCAAAAAACACCTAGCATCTATTCCAGATAGTTTAATTTTACATTCATTTCCGTGCTTGTCAAGATATGTGGCTTCAATTTCTTTTGGTCTTTTAACATCTAACCATAGGTCAGGAAAGCTCAAGCAACCTTCTTCGTTGTTTTGAAGGTCTTCACTTTGGGAAATAATTTGTGGATTGAACATAGCAAATGGTTCAGAATTGTCTTTTAACTTTATGGTAAAGACCCTTTTGAGTAATCCAACTTGATTACCTGCTAGTCCACGTCCATTAAATGTTTTCATTAGCTGAATCATATCAGCTTCTAACTGTTCTGCGTTGCCGTCTACTGCAAAATCCCAATCCTCGGCTCTTTGTTTTAAAATTGGATCAGGATCTAAGACTAATCTCATCATTGATAGTTCTTAACCTTTGAATAATGCTTTGATCGTTAATGATTGGTGTCCTTATGTTGACAGCAATTACAAAACGGCCTTTAATTCCTGTCCTAGGATCTGTAAATCCAAAACCGTTACTTGCATATTCTATACCTGTTTCAACACCTGGACGTATTTCAATTTCTTTTTCTTCACCTGTAATGTATTTTACACGTTTTCTACAACCAATCATAGCCTCAATAGGATTAATGTTTACTGTTGTGTATAAATCATTGCCTTGTCTTCTAAAATTTTCATCGGGCAATATAACTACTGTAACATTTAAACTTCCCCTAGGCATATTTGGAAAACTATCATCCCCAAGTCCTTGGTAACGTATTGTTTCACCGTGACTGATGCCTGCTGGTACATTGATGATAACGTTTTGATTTTTGCCACTGGGCAATTTATAATTTGCTTCTAACTGTTTTCCTAGGTAAGAATCTAAAAGTGTAATTTGACATTGTATATTTAAATCGCGATTCTTTCTTTGTCTACCAAATACATCAAAAAATGGATTTGACCTTGAACCAAACGGGTCAAAATGCCCACCAAATATGTCTTGTAGATCTTGGAAGTCTCCAGATTGAAATCTAACTTGAGGACCTCCCATTCGCATTTGATCGTACTCGGCACGTTTTTGTCCATCACTTAGCGTATCATATGCCACAGAGATGTCTTTAAACTTGGCTTGATCACCTCCTTTATCTGGATGGTGTTGGTTAGCCAGTTTTCTGTAGGCTTTTTTAATTTCGTCCGGGCTTGCTCCGGGATTAACACCTAAAATTGAATAGTAATCTTGCATAGTCATAAAAACAGGTCAGTTATATACAGTAATTATACTGTATTGTTCCTGACCTGTCAAGAGTTTGGAAAAATTGATTATTTCTTTTTGGCTGGTTCAGGAACCTTTTCACCTTCAACTTTCTTATGTACTTT